ATGTTTTCCAGCAATATCGGTAGGTCGCTGGTGGTTTGTCCGTATGCAGCCGGGCGCATGGTCAAAGCCGCTTTAACCATGCTCATTCTGTCCATGCCCTTAATGCTACGGCCAGATAGCTCAAGACTGGCTTTAGCAATATCTTCAAGCCGATGGGTGCGGAGTTCGTTTTTCGGATCGTGCTTTTCGACACCGCAACGAGCCATAATGGCTTGAGCAGCATCTTTAAAAAACTTTTCACTGCCGGTTTCGCCGGTTTCTATGCGATGGTTGAAATTTGCCGCAGTGGGCGACAAGTCCCTACCCAGCAGCAAGTGCAGTTTTTCAACCGCTGCATGGACGTCGATATTGCTGTCATTGCTGCATTGCGTCATCAGATCGGACACGCCCGCCATTTTCGCAAACGGCTGGAATTTTGCGCTGATGTCGGTGCGGCGTTGGCTGTCTTTGGCTAAAACACGGGCTGTAATTTCGGCTTCGCTGGCTTGCGTAGGCGCTGCTGCTTGTGGTGCGGCGGATTGATTTTCAGTCGCCGCCGGTGCTTCTGGTGCCGTGGATGTTGGCATGGGGTTCTCCTTGGTTGGAGGTTGGGTAAAAATCCCAGCGGCTGCCGGAATGGTTTTAAATCGGTTTAAATTAAATTGTGCAGACACAGGCAAAGCAGCGGTGACAGTGCTAACTAGTCCTTCTGCCTTAGCCTCTGACGCGGTAAACCAGTGGTCGATGCCATCGGTTAGCCAGCCCATCACGGCTTCGACAGTCTTACCGGTTTTATCGACATAGCTGCTGCTCATCGCTGTGGCGTATTTATCCAATACGTCAGCCGCTTCGCGTAGGTCGGCTGCGTTGCCCGATGTCGATGCCCACGGGGCATGGATCATCATCAGTGCGTTGTCGGCCATTTCCACAGTATCACCGGCCATTGCAATCAATGACGCTATACTCACCGCTACGCCGTCAATAGCTACGGTAGTGCTGGCTTTGTGGCGCTTAATGGCGTTGTAAATGGCGATACCGTCTGATACTGAGCCGCCATAGCTGTTGATGCGTACAGTTAGTGTTTCCACATCCAGCGCGGCCAAATCGGTTACAAAGCTCTTGGCGGTAATGGATTCACCCCACCAGCTGTCGCCGATGTCGCCGTAGATATTGATTTCAGCGGCTTTACTGCCCTTGGCTTTGATTTCGTACCATTTAGCCATTTGATATTGCTCCTTGGTTATCGCTGGCGGCGGTATTGACTGCGCCGGGTTGTTTATCGTTGGCTGGATCGGCGGCACTGACTAAGCCTGCCTTTTTAAGTTGCCGCCGCCAACGTGACTCTTGCTCAAGCACATCACGTGGATTTCCACCGCGCTTGCGGATTATTTCAGGCCCGGCTATATAATTTGACCGTTCACCTTCAACGTTGCCTTTGACTTCTTTCAACGGATCAATCCACGGCATAGATGGACCAATAAATAGCGCGTCGATCAGTGATAGCGGGTCTATGTCGGCGGGAACTTTAACCAAGCCGTCCAGGACGGCCATTTTTACAAAAGTTTCCCATACGGGCTGCGCCATGCCGCCGATAAACTCAGAGGTGAGCACTTGGTAGTTCCCCCATCCCTCGACCAACTCTTGGCGCTGGCTGGAGTAGCTGCCGTCGTAGCAACGGGCTACAGTGGAGTAGTTGGCGCCGGTTCCGGCAGCAACAGCACGGAGCTGGCCTTTGCGGAATTCAATCAATTGCGGATTCGGGCGGTTGGTGTCAATCGTGCCGATCTCTTCGCCCATGGCTAAATCGTCGAATACCATGCCGGGGCTGAATCTTAACGATCTTGGCTCACCCGCCTTGTCTGGGTCGTACAGTTCCGGCTGGCCTTTTTTGATGTAGGCGGCCATGGATGCGGCAATCTTGGCGGCGATACGCTCGGATTCTTCGTAGTCTTTAATGTCGTCTAGTCGCGTCATGACCGATGCAAAAACCGACACGCCGCGAAATTGGCTAATGCGCTTACGCAGGCGCAAATGATTGATTAGATCGGCGCTGACCGGCTTTAGGTTGAGCGCAAGCGAGTTGTATACGCTGATGTCGCCGGGATGGTTCAGGTAAAGGTAATAATTGAGTGCCGCGCCCCAAGCGTTTCTCTGTATGCCTTGGACGATCTTTTTAGCAGGATCGTCATAAATAAGTGGGCACATGTCCGCTTCAAGCATTTCCAGGGTAAATTTAACAACGGTGCCGTGATCCAGACGAGGCACGTTGCCGACTAATGATTTTGTCATCACCTCGCCATCACGTACCCAGCTGCGGCATAGCAGGCGCTGAGCGCCTGCCCAGTCGGTGGAAAAGGTACATTCGGGTTTGCGACACCAGTTTTTCCAGAGCCGCAATAATTCATCGGCTAAGTCGTCGTGGATTTCGCCGCCGATGGTGCGTGGCTGCGGTTCTATGCCGATGCCGTTAGCGCCGACGACGTTATTGACCAGTGCGGTTAAAACGCCGTCAGCTAAGTCGTGATTCTCGTCCAGGTAGCGGGCTTGGTTGCGCAGGTTTGCCCCGGCTTGCCTGACCACTCGATCACCGCTGCCGGAATCCCGGCTTTGCTTGCGCAATACGGTGGGTTTGGCGGCTTCATACGCGGCTAAAACCCGGCGAGCATGTGCGCGATTAACTCCTATTTGCGGAGATACTGCGGAAATTACTCCATCAATAGCATCAATTGATTTTGCAATGCCTGCTGATAGCATAGGCTCTGCATTCTTTATTGCGCTTGATAGCGCACTTAAGGCAACAAGAGCAGCTCGCTGAGCGTCGGGAGATAGACCTGAAATAGCTTTATCGGACCAGATCATCAGCTGAAATCCGGGGTTTGGAAGCGCGGCGAGGTTCCGCCTGCGCTGATTCTGGCTTCTGCATTAACACGCTGTTGCCATTCTCTGCGGCCCTGTTGGACTTCGGCGAGATTGGCTCGGGTTAATTGGCGCTCACCAAAGCGCACGATTTGGCCGTCCAGGATGGCGGCTTCGGCGGCGGTGTATTTGGCGAGCATTTCGGTTGATGTAGTCATGGTTAGATTACATCAGTTTGTTTGTGTCAAGTATTCCCAAAACGTGACAATATTTTTTAGGTGGTGTCTATCCGTTCGATTACCTATGCGCTTAGCCGGACTGAGCATACTGCCCCATCGGAAAAATATTCTTTTTTACATTTAGCGCTTGACGTATGCGCTCAATGAGCGTATTATTTATTACCAATGGAGCAGCAAAGCTCCAGGCGATACCGGACGAAGCCGGAATTATTGGAGAGCAATCATGAACGAATTTAAATTTGCGGTAATCTCAAATAAAGAAGCTCAATACCTTGGGATGTCTGTATATTCCGCAGGCGGAGCAATATTGACAGCTCCCTACGATTACGAAGTGACAGAAGATTTTGGTGAATACGGAAAGCATTCGATGCCACGATCTGGGTATTTATGCAAATACCCAGATTTTATGCGAATTAAAATTCAGGATACAGCTACCGAAACTCAATTTAATGAGCATTTGGCGCACATTGAGTGGCTAGAAGAAAATGAATTAATTTGAGATCGCCAAGGAAAGCTAAAAATTTTCTACCCATACTTCAATGAGGCCCTGACGATCTCAGGGCCGACTATACCCCGGCTATCGATTATGAGCAACAACAAACTAACATCCGGCATATCCCGCGTGGATGCTGATAAGCTGCTGCGAGCGCTATATCACATCGCCAGCCATGGTGGAGTGGCTATCCCCGAACTGCAAGATGTCATCGGTCTATCTCGCGCTAGCCTGTCGCGGCTAATCGTTAATTCCCGGCGACAATACGGCGTCATCATCACTTGGCGCAAGGACGGCCACATGCCAAGCGCCGGCGAATACACTATCGAGGACTGGGGCGTATTTGACCGGGCGCGAGTGCTGGCTTTCTTGCGCGTCAAGACTGAGCGCGACGGAGAATACCCGCGCCAGCCCACTGAGCCTGCTAGTATCGGTAAGATTTGCGCATTCTGCGGACAGCCGTTTACGGCCAAATCCGAGGCGGCGAAAACCTGCTCAGACCGGTGCCGGTCTAAATTATCATCGTCCAACAACAGGGTGACATCATGATATTCCCCGACTGCCCGACACCGGAGCAAATAAAACAGGCCCGAGAAAGCGCGGGACTCACCCAAACCCAGGCGGCAGAGCTTATTTATAAGGGCTTGCGTACTTGGCAAGGCTGGGAATCCGCTAACGGATCAAGCGGCCATCGCAATATGGACCCAGCATTCTGGGAACTTTTTTTGCTAAAAACCAAGAGGATCAAGGATAGAATTATCTAATATCCAGTACCTCGTCCGGGCGTGCTCATAATTTTGATTGCTTGATTATACGATACAGCGTGCTCAAGCTGATGTTGTACCGGCGGCAAATTTCAGCATGGTTATCCCCCGTAAACTCCTGCTTTATCGCCTGGTTGCGCTCAACGCTATCATTATTCACTGATATGTAAATTTTCTGGCCGCCCCAGCGCTGTTGAATTTTCCCGACTACCGCCGTAGCCAGCGATTCGGCGATGTCGTCCTTAAAGCCGATTGAGCTTTGCAGCGCCTCATGGACGTCGCGCCGCAATGCTGCGGCAATATGATCTGATACGCTCATAGTCTGGAACTCCATGCGTTTGATGCTAATTGGTTGGATTTTGCTGGCTTTTTAGGTGCAGGAAGCGGCGCTGGCTGCTGCTCAGGTATAACAGACTCTGCTTGCAATCGCC